GGAGAAACTTTATCCGGATCTTTAGGAGATGTCACAGAATCTTCAGCAGATGCAGATGTTCCTGTAACTGGTTTTGAATTAATTACGAATGTAAATAATCCTACACATGATACATTAACCGCTTTTGGTGAAGCACCTTTTGCTACACTAAGTCCAGCTACGTTTAATATTCCTGTTCAAGTAGAAGCTACTGTTGGTGGTATTGCTGTAGGAACTGAACTACCTATGTCATTAGGTAATGTTGCAGCCGTAGCTACAAGTGAAGTTTTACTTTCTGGTCAAGAATTAACTATGCAGGAAAACAGTGCAACTGTTACTGCAGATGCAAATATTTCTATAACAGGTCAAGCTTTAACTGCAACAGAAGGAACATTAACTTTAGACGCAAATACATTTGCTTCAGTTACTGGTGAAGCAATGACTGCAGAAGAAGGAACCGTGGATCCGGCTCCTGATGCAGAAGTTACTGGTCAAGAAATGACTTCTAGTCTAGGTTCTGTTTCAATTACTGCAAACGCAGATGTACAACTTTTCAATGGAACGGGTCCTGAATTTTCAGCTTTAGGTAATGCTGCACTTTCAACTGATCAAGCAAAATTTGGTACCTCTTCTTTAGAGTTAGATGGTACTGATGATTTTGTAGACTCAACAAGTAATATAAATCTAAGTTCTACAGATTTTACAGTTGATTTATGGATTAGACCTGACAACGTTACAGGTTATAAAGGCATTTGGCAATCAGGAACAAGCACAACAGAACAATCATATTTATTAGGTAATCAAGTTTATTGGACTGTAAACCCATCAACAATTATTACTACTTCAGTTACAGTATCTGCTGGTGTTTGGACTATGTTGTCTTATGAAAGACAAGGCAACACTCACAGAATATATAAAAATGGAACTTTAGAAGATACAGTTTCTACAGGTAATAAACAAGATAATGGTCCATTTAGTATTGGAAAAAATGGCTTTGGTGATTTTGATGGTTACATAGATGAAGTAAGAGTTTCAGATATTGCAAGATACGGAGGCTCAAGTTTTACAGAACCTACAAGCGAGTTTTCTGTTGATTTAGATACAATAGCTCTTTTACATTTTGATGGAGCTGATGGATCAACTGATATGATCAATGCTCTAAATGCAGAAGCTTTAGTTCTTACATCTAATGATGGAACGTTAACTGTAACTGGAACTACTGAAGTATCTTTAACTGGGGAACTATTAAGTATTGCAGAAGGTAATATTAATGTAGCTGCCAATGCAGACGTAGTGGTCACTGGTCAAGAATTGACTATACAAGAAAATGCTCCAACAGTTACTGGAGATGCAAATGTTGATTTAACTGGAATAGGTTTTACAGCAAATCTTGGAACTGCTCCGACAGTTTCTGCGGATGCTAATGTAGATGTAACAGGTCAATTATTATCAATTGCTGAAGGCAATATTTCAATAACTGCTAATGCAGATATATCAGTCACTGGTCAAGAAATGACTGTGCAAGAAAATGCTCCAACTGTTACTGCAGATGCAAACGTTTCTGTAACTGGATTTGGTTTCACAGCAAATCTTGGAACAGCTGTATTAGATGCAGTTAGCTTTATTGATGTAACTGGTCAAGCAATGACTATGCAAGAAGGTCAGGTAGATGCAACAGATTCTGTTGCTAGACCAACCGGTATAGCCATGACAATTGCTTTAGGAGATGAAAAAACCATAGTCTGGACCAAAGTAGATACCGGATCTACATCAACATGGACAGAGGTAAATCAAGGCTCTTCTGGTACTTGGACAGAAGTTGACACTGCTGCATAAATGAAATATTATAATATAATTTAAGGAATCTAAAATATGGCTAATTCAGATAGTTTAAAACTAACAGTTCAGGCAACTGGAGCAAATTCAGGAACTTGGGGACAAATTACAAATACTAACCTACTTATTCTTGAACAAGCAATTGGTGGTTATGATGAACTTGGAGTTACTTCAGGTGCAACTTTAACTTTTTCAAATGGTGTATTATCTAATGGTAAAAACCAAATTTTAAAATTAACGGGAACTATTACATCTAATGTAGATGTAGTTATTCCAGATTCAATTGAAAAAACTTATACTGTACAGAATTCTACTACAGGTGCTTTTACTGTAACTTTTAAAACTACTACTGGAACGGGAGTAACTTGGACAGCAACAGACAAAGGAACTAAGGTTCTTTACTCTGACGGAGATAATGTTTTAGAAGGACTTAGTTCAACTGGAAATTTGACAGCTACAGGAAATATTGTACCTGGAACTACTGACGCTTATGACTTAGGTGCTGCTGGTAACGTGTGGAGAAATATATATACAGGAGACTTACACCTTTCTAATTTAGCAAAAAATGAAGGAAATTCAATCGATGGAACCAAAGGAGATTGGACTTTACAAGAGGGAAAAGATGATATATTTATTGTAAATAATATATCTGGAGAAAAATTTAAAATTAATTTATCTAAGATAGAAGGAGATTTATAATGGGAGTAGTTTCATGTGGAACAACAATGATAGATGCGGGAGCATTTGTAGGTTTACCATCAAGCGGTGCATCGTGGGATACAACAGCTAAAACATCAAATTTTACAGCGGTATCTGGTAATGGTTATTTTGTTAATACTACATCAGCAGCCATAACAGTAACGCTTCCATCTTCACCTTCAGCAGGTGACATTGTCGCATTACAAGATTACGCAGGTACTTGGGGAACTAACAATGTAACTGTTGCAAGAAATGGTTCAGACATAGGTGGAATAGCGGCAGATGCAACTTTAAGTGTTTCTGATCAATCGATAACTTTACTTTATGTAGATGCAACAAGAGGTTGGCAAACAGTTAGTGATTCCACACAAAATATAGATGGAAGAAGTTATATTGTTGCCACAGGAGGAACAATTAGTACCTGTGGAGATTACAAAGTTCATAGTTTTTATGGTCCAGGTACATTTACAGTTTGTAGTGTTGGAACAACACCAGGAAATAATGTTGTAGATTATTTAGTAGTAGCAGGTGGTGGAATGGGAGGTAAGACAGCTACAACTAGCACCGGGGGTGGCGGTGGAGCCGGAGGATATAGAGAATCTTCTGGAGTAGCTACTGGTAACTATTCTGCTTCCCCATTAGGAGCATGTGTTTCTGCTTTACCTGTATCTGCTACAAGTTATCCAGTAACAGTAGGAGCTGGAGGTTTAGGTAGTGGAGGAAGTTCTGGATCTAACTCAGTTTTTTCTAGTATAACTTCCGCTGGAGGTGGTGGCGGTGGATCAGGAGCTAGTGCACCTCAATTAGCAAAATCTGGTGGTTCAGGTGGTGGCGGAAGTTCTGCAACAGCGCACCCATCTTATTCTGCACCTCAAAAACGTGGATCTGGAAATACACCTCCGGTGTCTCCACCACAAGGAAATAATGGCGGTGAAGGTAGAGAGATTAATCCAACTGCTCTTGGCAGTGGCGGTGGCGGCGGAGCCGGCGCAGTCGGTGAAAATGGTACACCACATCCAACAGGATGTGGTTCTGCAGGACCTGGTGGCGATGGTTTAGAATCTTCAATAAATGGATCTACTATAATGAGAGCTGGTGGCGGTGGCGGTAGTGCTAAATCAGGAAACTATCCCTCAACAAAATCAGGAACTGGTGGAGCTGGTGGTGGTGGACTTGGTGGCTATGTAGGGCAACAAGGTGATTTCAATGGAGAGAACGCCGTAGAAAATACTGGTAGCGGTGGCGGTGGAAGTAATTGGGAACTAGCAGGTCGTGGTGGTTCTGGAATTGTAATAATTAGATATAAATATAAATAGGTAAATAAATTATGGCACATTTTGCAAAAATAGGTATTAACGGTAAAGTACTTCAGGTATTAACTTTAGAAAATAAAAATATGTTAAACGCTGATGGTGTAGAAGATGAATCAGTAGGTCAACAATATTTAGAACAACACAACAACTGGCCTGCACAAATGTGGATTCAAACTTCTTACAATACAGTAGGCAATACACATCAACTGGGTGGAACTCCATTTAGAGGTAATGGAGCTGCAATTGGTAGTACTTGGGATGAAGATGATCAAATTTTTTGGCCTGAAAAACCATTTCCTTCTTGGGTAAAACACATAGAATCAGCTAGTTGGAAGTCACCTATTGGTGATGCGCCAGCATTGACAGAAGAACAGACTTCACAAAATTCAGCATTTACTCATACCTGGTATTATGAGTGGAATGAATCCAATCAATCTTGGGATTTGACAAACTTAAACGCATAATATATATCTGGTGGTGGTATGCAGAAGAAAGTATTAACAGAGCAAAGTTTATTCTACGGTGATATTGATATGCCTAAATATTGGGATATTGACCGAAATAAATTATCCGGCGATATTTTACAATCATCTTTTACTAATAGAGAGTTTCCATTTTCAAAAACTTGGGATATGTTAAACACATATATACGAGACCATATCGGTCTTGAATATGATATTCGTTTAGTCAATAAAAATTCTTGGGGTAATATTTACAAACCAAATCAAACATCAACACCATTATTAGATGTAGATCCAGTTGATCTTAGAAACTCACCAGATTTTACGTTATTGTATGGTGTTAAGGTTGACAAGTGTTGGATTCGAATACATTATGAAGATAACAGACGTAAAGGAAGAAGTTGGGATATAGAACTTAAAAATAATATGTTCATAATGTTTCCATCTACTAATATGTATTACATAAAAAACGGCCAGAAAGACAGTTTGAATTTTATACAGACAATAACTTATGAATATATTTAATTATTATTGGTATTTTAGATCTGCAATACCTCCTAAAATTTGTGATGATATAATTAAATATGGTTTATCTAAATCTGAATCTATGGCTAGAACGGGTAGTTATGGAGATAGAAAATTATCAAAAGAAGAAATTAAAAATATTCAACGTAAGAGAAAATCTGATTTAGTTTGGTTAAATGAGAAATGGATATATAAAGAATTACACCCATATATTGATAAAGCAAATAAAGATGCTGGTTGGAATTTTCAATGGGATTTTTCTGAATCCCTACAATTTACAAAATATAAACTAAACCAATATTATGATTGGCATTGTGATAGTTGGAATAAACCTTATGAAAATGGTAAAATTAGAAAACTTTCAATGACTTGTCAATTAACAGATGGATCTGAATATGAAGGAGGTGAATTAGAATTTGATTTTAGAAATTATGAACCACACATGAGAGAAGAAGTAAAACATTTAAGACAAGCAAAAGAAATATTGCCTAAAGGATCTATTATTGTATTTCCATCATTTGTATGGCATAGAGTTAAACCAGTAACGAAAGGAGTAAGATATTCATTAGTAATGTGGAACCTTGGATATCCATTTAAATAACATGTTTATAAATAATTATTTTAATACAACTATTTGGAGCGAACACAAACCAGAGTTTGTAAAATCTTTAGATAAAGCTTCTAACAAATATATTAAACAAGCTAAAAATCTTCCTGAAACAAAAGAATATGTAAAAAAACATGGGGATTTTGGGAGAAGTTATCATTCGACACCTTTAACAATGGACAATAATTTTTTAGATTTTAGAAATTATGTTGGTCAAAAATCTTGGGAGTATTTAGATTATCAAGGTTTTGACATGACAAAATATATTACTATGTTTAGTGAAATGTGGGTACAAGAGTTCGCTAAAAAAGGTGGTGGACATCACTCTGCACACGTACATTGGAATCAACATGTATCAGGATTTTACTTTTTAAAGTGTAGTGAAAAAACATCATACCCAACTTTTCACGACCCAAGAACAGGAGCTAGAGCTACAAAATTAAGAATGAAACCTAATTTAAATAAAACAACCGGTGGAGAAGAGTTGATTCATTTTAAAGTAACACCTGGAACTTTAATTATATTTCCAGGGTACTTAGAACATGAATTTGCAGTAGATCATGGTACAGAACCATTTAGATTTATACATTGGAATATACAAGCAGTGCCGAAAGAAATGGCTAAAGATGTTTAACAAAATAATTAAAAGTAAAATACCTCGATCTTATATTTTTTGCACAGGAAAAATTAAAAATATTGACTCAAAATATTTTATTGAAAAAATAAATGAAGGATGTAATTCAAAAGATAAT